TTCTCAATCCATCATAAGGCGGTGAAGTAACAGTTAAATCAATGAAATTGTCTGGCATCCTTTTCATAGTGTCCAAATTGCTTTCATTGTAAATCTTGTTCAATTCTAAACCGCACGGCACATAACACTGCATTGGCAAAATAGCCGTTTCAGTGCTGTTATTTGGCTTTTGTTCTTCTATCATCTTTTGTGCTGTATTAAACATTTGTAATTCTATTTCGGCTACTTCGCCAAGCCAGAAAACGTTAGTGGTCATGCCTACCATCGTGCTAAAATGGAAGTTCATCACCTGTTTCCTTTTTGGAAAGAACTCGTTTTATTCTATTTGGTTGCCAGTATCTTATCTGCATCCATAACCAATAACGCATCCAATACCATATTTTGACAAAGAATAAAACGATTTTGGTTTGCAATGGAAATACATACTCACTTTCTTTATTGCAGAATATCGAAGCTGCACTATATCCAGTTAGTGTTTTGTATTGCAAACCAACGTGCCAAGAAAAGTAAACAGGTTTAACCTTCACTTCCTCGCCATTCCATTTGTATTTTGCTTTTAGTTTCATATTTAAAATTTCGTTTTAATAATCCGGCACGAACCGCTAACAGCGTGATAAAAAATGGCGGGTTTCTCGGTTAATTTAAAGTTTTTTAATTCTAATTAAGTTCTGCGTTTGTTGAAAGTTTCGGTTTCAAATTCCCCAACCTCGCCAAGCGAGATAACGTTATATTCCAGCTTCGAGCAACTTTGTAACCAAAGCTACTCTGGCAGGCAGAAATTTTATAGTTATTCGGAATTTCCGAATTTCTTTTTAAAATAATCGAGTGAATATTCTGAAATAGTTTTTTCGTATCCTACGTGTTCGGTAATATAACCTTCTCTATATGATTCCGTTATTTGTTCTTTTTCTTTATTTAAGAAAATTTCAAACCATTCAATTTTTAAACTTGGATATAACTTCTTATAATCTTCGCTTGATATAAAAGTTATCAATTCCTGCATTGCTGTTTTCATATTTTTATATTTTATTTATTAGTAAAAAAGCCGAGAATATAACAATCGCTACAAGCCAGCAAGCCGAAGCAACTTTATCCATAGGCTTGCCGTCGTGTAGCTGTACCGTTATCGCTCAGCTATAACAAGATTGCAGAAATAAATTGGTCAAGCTTGTCGAATGTTGTAAATGTGAATAAGTCATGTGGATAATCTTCTTCACCACAATTGACAATCGATAACCTGAAAAAATTTTCCAATGGCTTATTATTTTCGTGACATTCTTTAATTTCAAGGCGCAAAGGCTCTATTGTTTCAGTTTCTTCGATTTCAAAGAAGTATTTTTGCAAAGTGATTGTATTGGAGTGCCCAACTATTTTTGTCGGTTCATCAGCGATGAAATCATACTTCTCTTGGATTTGTTCGATTAGTTTCATTTGGTTTAAATTTAGCCGAAGCGATAACCGCTGCTACATCGTAGCACTGGCGGTTGGTTAATATTAAATTTTTCTTTCTTTGTGCGTTTTTCCTTGCGGACAAACCTCGGCTCGTTCGTCGTGCCGACGACATAGCCGTTTCCCGTTAGCAGTAACTTTAACAACCTAGCGTTTTCATAAACGAATACATCTCTTTATCTCTATTTTCTAGCATTTCAGAAAGTTTATCCCAATTATCTACAACATTTTTCCATTCTTTAGAAATCAAAGAAACTTTATACAATTCCTGTCTCCATTCAGGAACTTGTTTTATCAACTTATAACATCTATTAAAATCACTTGGGTCAGCAGGAGTCCAGTCGTAATTATCTAGCCATAACCCCGTTATAGCTCCAAAAATTACTTTACTACTTATTCCTTTTTCTCCGTTTTTTAACCACTCTTGAGCGTTTTTCGGAACAAAAAAGCTACTGCTAACATCGGTTTGCACGCATTGTGGCACTTGGGTATTTTTTGAAAGTTCAGTCATAATTTTAAATTTTAGTTATTATTTGTTAAGTTTGGTCTTAAATCGCCACAACGACGAGCAAGCCGAGAAACGTTAGTGGCAACCGTCAATTGGAGTAGATACTTTGGGCGTTTCTTTAATTAAATTAAAATCACCCATACAGTATTTTTTAACAGATTTATTATGCTCTTCAACTCCGTATCTTTCTAATACAAATTTCAAATATTCTTTTTCAGACAAAACACTACAAATGCATTCTGATAATTTATAAGGACGTATATTTCTGTGTTTAGGGTAATCTTGATAAAAATCTTTCATCAAGTCAGGTATTACTTGTCCGTTACCTCTCCAATGTCTCAATACATATTTTCTCATAATAATTTATTATTTTACGTGGTATGCCACTAACAGCTACTACAATCAATAGCTTTATTTTGGCTTTGGTTATTATTTTTTTTTGCTTGCATTGTTAGGGCAAACTCCGATAATTTGGCAACTCGGCACGCTACTGATTGTAGTAGCAGGACGTTATGTGCAAGGCTACGAAAGTGCATCTAAATCAGATTTTAGCCTTGAAACTAAACTATCTTCTCCATCATCGCCAGAAAGATACCAATCAATTCTTTGTGCGTATATTTCTGCTTTTTTCAATATTTCAATTCCTTCTTTAAATATTTGCTGCACATCTTCTCTATAAACGTGTTCAAATCTTTCTTCGGGATATTTGTCAAAGTATTCTTTATCGTAATACCTTAAATCTTCTTTAGATTTTTCTTTGCCTTGTTTGTCCAATTCCTGTTGAATATCCTCCCAAATTTGTCTTATTTTATACTGACTGTAATCAAATGCTCATCCGCTCATAATGTTTAGTTTTAAAAACCCGCCCAGCACATAACAAGTGTTTGGCAAAAAAGCGGGTTCGGTTATTAATTTAAAGTTTGTTTTGTGTTTGGTTAATTTGTGTTTAATTAATAATTTTAGTGTACTTTTCCGCTACTTCTTAAAGCCGAATAACGTTAGCGGTTATTCTTAAAGAACTCCTGTGCAAAACCACGGCTACACATCGAGCGAATATCAGCATCGCATTTTATTGATTCTTTTGCCCATTGCATTTCGGGTATTAAATCAACCGCTGATTTATGAAAATATACAAGTCCAGGTTTTAATCTTCCAGGACGTATGTATAGTTTTTTATTCTTTGGCACATCTTCCCAATTTTTATAAATCGGTTTTGGACTTTCAAACTCTCCCCACAAAGCCGTTTTTTTAGTCCAAGGGCTTCCATATTCCCACGGCTGATAAACATACTTTGGTTTTCCTAAAATTTCTTTTAATCTACCATTAAATGGGTTTTCAATTACCCACCATTTCGGCTGCGCTTCTTTGATAATCCTTAAGCAGTGATTTACAAGAAACATTCCTTTTTCAATATCTCCTACGTGATTAAAACATTTTGCAGTAGAAAATTCAGTGCATACAGGATTAGCAATTATTCCGTGAACATTTTTAGGAGGATGATAATTTTCAACTCCTATTTCTTCGCCTATCATTATTACTTCGTATTCGTCAGATAATTGATAAAACAAACTATCGCTTCCCAAATCTGCACATAAATGAAGTATTACTTTGCGAGAAGAACAACCGCTAACAATTTCTTTGAGCAATATGGGCTTTGGGTGTTTAATTAAAGTTTCGGGCATATCAGTTATTATTAGTTTTTAATTAGAAAATTGGGCTTATTTAATCCCATACTGCACAAAGAATCAACGTTAGCAGTCAGTTAAACAACTAACTGCAAATCGACATTAATTGTTTTGAAAACTTCAATAAAAAATGAAGTTTGTTTTATTGGAAAATTAATTCGATATGATTTTCTTTGATGGGGAAAATTATCTTTAATAAACCACCATTCTCTATCGTCAGATGAATAAAATAATTCGCCAATAAATTTTTGGTTTTGCATAATATCCCACGCAAAATCGTAACCAATTGTATTGCAAGGTTTGTGATTTATGTTTTTAAAAATGTGAGATAAATTATTTGGTGTAAAATCAATAACCGAACTGCTAACAGCATTTTGTGGCAATTGCGGTGTTTGGGTTTGTTTTTCCATTTTAGTTTTTAATTTAAAGTTTAGTGGTTCTAATCCCAGCCTTCGCCAAGCACCGAACCGTTATTCATCAATCTTAACCAAATGATAAATCTCACACTCTAAAACATCCTTTATCTTTGAAAGCTTTTTAATGATAGGAATATCAACTTTTGCGTACAAATCAAAAACAGTCATTTGCTCAAACTTAACATCGCTCTCAAATACCACTGACAAGTGTTTTTGAAATTGACTTGAAGAATCAATTTGGCTCAAAGCAGACGTACTAATACCTAAATCAGAAGCCAAAGAACCTAGCGTTTTTTTTCTCAAAGTAGGATTATCACTATTCCATTTTGAAACAGCCTCTTTTATAGTTGACTTTACCTTTGCCATTATTTTTTTGTTTTGGTTAATATCATTGTTTTTCCATCGGCAGACGCAATATACCGCCATCCTTGCTTTAACCTCAAAGCATCTTGCTCCTTAGCGGTTTGCAATACTTCTTTCGCAGAAACCTTTTGCGCTTTTCTTTCTTCGAAAATCGTCAAATCTGGAACATCCTTCTTTTTTTTGTTTCTATCACTAGCCATTATTCTTGATTTTAGTAATTAATTTTACGTCTCCTTGTTTCTCATAATCTCGTAACGGGATTGGTTTATCAAAAATTGGATTCCTAACATGATCCAACACTCTTTTTTGAAAAGCATTATAATTTCTCATTCCGATAAATTTAAAATGTTATTTTGTTTTTTTCTAAAAACCATTTGGGAGTAGTAATATAATACTGCTTTAAAACATTGTCTTTTTCAGGAATTTCTTCAAGCGAAGATATTGACAATGGAAACCAAACTAATCTACCAGATGAAGATACATCGCCTTGCTCATTCAAAAATAAGTCAACCAATGCTCCGATGCTCTTTTCTGAATTTACCACACCAGAAACTCGGATTCTAATTAATTCATTATTCATGTTATCTGTTTTTCTTTAGCAAACATATAACTTTTTTTTAATATACAACTAAAAATTTAATTTATTTTTATAAAAATAAAAAAGCGACAATTAATTGCTTAATTGTCGCTTTAGCCCCAAATCAATAATACTATGAAATCAGTCAAATATACAAATGTTTTTAAAACAAATAGAAAAAATTATAGATTTTCAGCAAGTTGCTTATATTCTACAGGAACTTTATTTTGGTATTTTAATCTAAATTGGCCAATTTCAAAATCACCAGCTTCCGTATGCTTGATAACTTTATCTGAATAAATGTTTACAATTGCACCTTCATAGTGCCTAACGGTAATTGCTGACGGCTTTTTAATTGCCATTACAGTCGAGATTCTCATACGATTGGAAATTTAATGAATGAAAATGGATTTTGCTTTTTGTATAACTTCCAAGAAATATAAGCAGCAATAATAATTAAAATCCAAAGCCACCAAAAAGACAGTACAAATGTTGACCAATTGAATTGTTCTTTATACACCACTTTTTTATTCTCGACTTTATTTACTTCAATCTCATTAGCAACACTATCTACCACGATTTTAGAAATAATTTTATCTTGAATAACAATTGTATTGTCGGTTCTCTTTTTATGGCTTAATCTAGCGTTTTTGTATTTGGTTACTTCGCCTTTTTTGTTGGTGACTTCAATTGGTTTTGTGGTATCAACTGGCTCAATAATAATTTCTGTAGTTTCTACATCAAAATTTGTTTCCTTTGTTTCAATTGAAACGCTATCGGTTTTAACCACAGCAATCTCGGTAGCGGTACTGTCAATAATTGTTTGTTCTTTATTTAAGGTTTTTGCACCACAAGAAAACAATAGAAAAGCGAGGAATAATAATAAGTTTTTCATTTCATTTTAAATTAAAGATTCATATCGCACCAATATTTTAGCAATCTCTTTAGCAAGAACATTTTTCTTTGCATGATACGCCTTCAAATCATTTGGATTTGAAATAAAACAAAGTTCCAATAAAGAAACAGTGCCGTTTTCTCGCATTAAACCTAATCTACCTCTATGCGATGCCGTTTCGGAAATCACGCCACGATTTTTAATACCTAAAACCAAAGAAGTGGCATTTGCCAATTCTCTAGCAAAAGCAATATCCAATCTATCAGCATCACCGCCAATAATAGAAGTACATCCGGTTGCTTTTGGATTATCAGAAGCGTCAAAATGAAATTCTAAAACAACACTTCCGTTTCCTGTTTTGATTCTGCCAAGATATTCAGCCAACCTTTCGTCATCTCTATCGGTTACAAATTGAACACCCATTCGAGTAAGTTCGGTAGTTACTAAATTTCTAAATTCGACGGCTAAATCAGCTTCTCGATAACCGTTTCCTACGGCTCCTGGGTCTGTTTTTATTCCTTTTGGGTTATGCCCCGCGCTCGCGAATATAGTCATGTTATATTAATTTTAAATTAAACTTTAGCCTATTTAGCCTAAACTGTTCTTTTAAGCAACTTTCTTTTACTTTGTATTTACTGCAAATTTCTTTAAGGGTCATTGTTTGATTCGAATCTACGTCTAATATTCTTTTAAAACTAAATTTTTGTTTTTTTGACAAATTGTATTTAGTGACTATATTAGTAACGGTATGTGTTGGAATATTTAAAACTTCTGATATTTTTTTAATAGAATATTGTTTTGTTTTTAACCTTAAAACCTCTGATTGATTTGCTACAACCAATGAGTTTTTATTTAATTTTCTATCTTTTTCTACTTTTAAATTATGTGGTTTTCGTATATTATATTCTTTAAGATACTTTTTGATTAAACGTTCTTTTTGATTAACGATTTTAGATATTTCAACTTTTGTATGATTTTTGTTTATGTATAGGTCATATAAAATATGACGAGAAACTCTTTTTTCTCTGACAGTTCCTTTTCCGCCCTTTCCGCCTATTGTCAAGTTTAATAATTTGAAACAAAGACTTCGATATTTATATATGTAAAAAATTTCATGTCTATCTAATTCTTTTTGTGTGCATTTATTTTCAAAAACTTTTATGATTTCAAAATTATGATTTTCATACCCGTACTTGACAAAAGAACGATTTAGCAATCTTTGCTTTTTTGACGCAGATAGTATTTTATAACCACTTAACCTTTTTTTGATATTCCAACTTTGACCAATATAAATTTTGCCACTAGGACTAGTTATTTTATAAATTCCGGCCAATACTGCGCTACAAAATATCATACGTCGTTATTTAAAGAGTTATCATTATAATTGTAAGGGTTGTTCTCATTAGCTTTTTGCGCTCTAAAAATTGCGTAAGCACCACCACCAATAAATCCTAAAAACACAAATTCTTTTACATCAAAACCAACTACAAAAGCTGGGATAAAAGCATAAATAGTAGCTACCCAAAAAGAACTAAATGCCATGATTCTTTTTTGCGACCATTTGCCGTTTACTTTTAACGTATCTTCTAATATTTTATTCATTATTTTTTTGTAAAATACCATATAACAAAAGCCACAATTGAGGATATGGTCAATCTGCTTCCCCAAGTATAACCACTTTTATAATTATCCATCCGTTCGTTAAACAAAGCCATTTGCTCTTTTAATTCTTGTGTTGTTTCTGACAACGCTTCAAATTTATGGTAAAGCCCTTCGTTATTGTTCAGTTTGTTTCCTCCAATTGCGTCTTCAAGTCTTAACGCCAATTCTCCATGAGCATCTAAATCTTTTCTAAATCCGCTTATATGAAGATTGATAGCATCAAGTCTTTCGTCTACCCTGCGCATTGTATCATTGAAGTCGTTAATAGTTTTATTGTAAATTTCTTTATCGCTCATTCCAATTAACTCTAATGGTTTCAAAGATGGTTGTCACAATTATCCAAAAGTACAAGAAATAATAAAGGTCTTTAACTATATAAAAAGAAAAAAAGGTCAATATAACTATTGCTATAATTGCCCTAACGCAATACTTCGATATTTTTTTATAATCCCACCAATAAAAAAAAGCGTGAACTAATGAAATTCCAGTTATGATAGTATCAATAAAATCAAATTTCAAGAAGTTATGCTTATATATTTGCGTGTCTATTAAGAATACTAGGCAAAATATCCAATATAAAATAATGAATACTGGTAGAAAAGAAAATATCTTATTTGCTTTTCCCATTTTATTCTCTAGGTTTTGGCAATCCGATTTCTCCATAGTTTTTCAATCCACTATCTCGAAGGATCAATTCAATATCTTTTTTTGCTTGCATTTGATTTTCGTCAAATTCCAATAACTCTTTCGGCAATTCTACCTTTAAGTCAACACAAGGTAATTCTAGTTTGATTGTCATGGTTTTATTTTTAATAGTTGATTTTTGGTCTTTCGTGTTTTGTTTGGTGCATTTTTGCAATATACCAAATCACGAAAATTGCTGATATAATACTTGAAATCCACAAGAAAGTAATGTTTGGATGAATGTAAATTGCCGAAATCCCTGCGATAAAACCACATATAGTCATATTGGTTAAATCGCCTTTGCTCCAAGGCATTCTTAGGAAATTTTCTTCAACTCCAAATTCCCAAATTCCACCTAACCCAATTCCTACACCAAATCCGCCAATACCAAAAAAGAACGGCAATTCTTCTTTAGGAAACGAATCGCGACCAATCATTTCAACTATATCAAACATGATAAGAATGATTATAAGTGAATGAGCAACGTTGTATAATGTATTTTTTATTGATTGTTTCATCTTCTAAAGGTTTTAAATTATAATTTCATTTTTTGAACCGTTGCCATTTTATTTGTAGCCACAGTACCAGTAGCATCATTTTGAGTTGTGTATATTAAAAATATGTCGGCAGACGGATTGATGGTTAAAACAGTATTTTTGTCAATTATTGTTATCATTAGTTTATTATTTGAACTTGGTTTACTATTGTGCTATCTCCAGCATTAGCATTAATAACTGAAACATAAATATAAAATTCGGCGGTAGGAGATAGCGTTGTTGTGTTGTAAACAATAGAAGCTCCAGCCACTAAATCGCTTTGAGTATTTAAATTAAAAGTAATTCCTTTTAAAACTCCCGATTTGAAATGTAAAAAATCTCGTTTTAATAAAATTGTAGTATGCGAACCCGCCGATGCAGTGTAAGTACCAACAAGCGTTGCAGTTGCAAAGTTATTGCTTTGATTAACTCTAATTCTTGCGGTTGCAGTTCCTAGAACTCCAGTCTTTTCAAGTCCTACTAAAACTTTCATAAAATCGCCATCCGCAAAAGTATTAGCCGATATTGTGTAAGTTTTGCAAAGTGTTTCGGTAGTAACTCCCGTAACCGCTGAGGATGAAACAGTATCTGAAACTATTTTTTTAATTGGATTATATCCTAAAAGATTTTGTTTTAACGCTAGTGCATCAAAAACCGCATTTTGACTTGGTGCAATAGTAGTTGTTCCATTGTTTATAGTGTCTGCAACTTTGGCATCCGCATAAGCATCACGAGCAGACGTATAAGTTGATGATATTCCAATCACAGGTGTTGTTGTAGGACTTGATACAGTTATTTC